ATTTTGAACCTACAACACCAACTGAAGTAATGCTCTTAAATGAAATTAAAAAATTAAAAATTCAACTTTATGAAATTGGCATTAGTCCTGATTTAATTAGAAATAGTATACTATATAATCCTATTCCACCTATTGTTGATACGTTTAAAGATACAATTACACTTAGAAGGTCAGCTAGATTAATAGCTTCAGCAACACCTTATGGAGGTTTAAGAGTTAGATTAGATGTTAAGTATGGAAAAAATCAAGAATTTGGTTCACAATATATGTTAAGCGAAAGAGAAAAATTAAATAGCAATCAAGCTGCCAACTTACTTATGCATCTTCATAAAGAGCAAATGCATAAAATTGCTGATTTTATTAGTAAGCCTAAAAGATATACGAGTTAATCAATGCAATTACGTTGGTATCAAGAAGAAGCTATTCAATCTATTTATAATTATTTTATGACTAAGAGCGGTAATCCTCTTATCGCTCTACCCACAGGTACAGGTAAGAGCCACCTACCAGCCGAATTTATTAAGCGTGTTTTACATCAATGGCCTAATCAAAAATTTTTAATGATAACGCACGTCAAAGAGTTAATTAAACAAAATGCAGAAAAACTTTTAGAAACATGGCCTAATGCTCCATTAGGTATTTATAGTGCCGGTTTAAAAAGAAAAGATATTGGATATCCAATTATTTATGGAAGTATTCAAAGTATGTCGAAGAACCCGGCGCAGTTTGGTCATAGGGACATAATATGGGTGGATGAGGCGCATCTAATATCATTAGATGATAGTAGCATGTATTTAACATTTATTTCTACAATGAAGCTTTTAAATCCATATGTTAAAGTTATAGGCATGACAGCTACGCCTTTCCGCATGGGTCAAGGAATGCTTACTGATCCTCCCGGATTATTTACAGATATTATTTATGATATGACTAGCTTAACTAACTTCAATAAATTAATTGAAGAAGGATTTTTAGCTCCATTAATTCCTAAGAGAACTAAAGTTGAGCTAGATGTTACTAATGTTGGTGTTCAAAAAGGCGAATATGTTGCTAGTCAACTTCAAGAGGCTGTTGATAAAAACGAAATTACATATAATGCTTTGAAAGAAGCAATTCATTATGGGAATGATAGACGATCATGGTTGATATTTTCCTCAGGTATAGAGCATTCAGATCACATAGCAGAAATGCTTACAAGTTTTGGGATTGATTGTGCGTCAGTCCATTCTAAGCAAACCGATCAATATAATGATAATGCTATAGCAGCTTTTAAATCAGGAGAACTACGCGCGCTATCTTCATTCTCCAAATTGACTACAGGTTTTGATAATCCTATGATTGATTTAATCATAGATTTAAGACCAACTTTATCTATTCCATTACATGTCCAAAAATATGGTAGAGGAACCCGTCCTTTTGAGGGGAAAAAGGATTGCTTATGCCTTGATTTCGCAAGGAATATACCAAGGCTAGGTGCTGTAAACGATCCAATTATTCCTCGAAAGAAAGGTGAAAAGACTGGCGATGCTCCTGTAAAGATTTGTGATTTATGTGGTGTCTATAATCATGCAGCGGCTAGGTTTTGCTGTAATTGTGGGGAAGAATTTATATTTAAAATTAAAATTGTTCGTGAAGCAGGCACAGAAGAATTAATTAAATCTGATAAACCTATCTTTGAAACATTTGAAGTAGATCATGCTATCTATGCGCCGCGTCAAAAACTTGACAAGATAACTAAAGCTGTTCAAGGTGCTCCATACATTCAAGTCACCTATATCTGTAATAAAGGAATGCACTCATTTAAAGAATTTGTGTTTCCTGAACATCAGCAATTTCTACAAAAAAAATTTAGAGACTGGTGGCGTCAACGAATGACTATTGAGCCACCAAAAACAACCAGTGAAGCTTTGCAGTACATTACTCAATTTAGAACACCTAGTAAGATAACTGTACATGTCAACAAACGTTATCCTGAGGTTTTGAGTGTCCAATTCTAAATCTGATGCTGAATTAGTTCTAACTGATAAAGTTAGACAAGATGGAATGAATAAATTATCATTAATGTTTACAGCATTTTTGATGGATAATGGAATGTTTACTACTTGTTTAAACTGTGCTTATTGGAATGATGAAGAAGAAATATGTAAATACTACAAACAAAGACCACCAGCAAAAGTAATTGTTGTTGGTTGTGAAACTCATACAGATATTCCGTTTTAAATGAAATATTTTACTGAAAAACAATGGAGCGTCATTCCTCTTAAATTAAAACTCAAATGGTGGAATGAAACTGACTATGGAAAAATTAGACCATCTACAAAATTACTAAAAGAAATTAATAAAATTTTAGATGACAATAGATAATGCCACCACGTAAACCACGAACTAAAACTACTCCTGAAGCTTCGCCAAAGCTTCTTGAAGCTTTACGGTTTTGCGGGAGTATCCTTAGCGATAAAGGACCACCACAAGAAACTCATATTACTTTGAACAATAGAACAGCAATTGCTTTCAACGGTATTTTAGCAGCCGGTTATCTTATTGATGAAGATATAACAATTTCACCAAATAATTCATTGTTCACTGAAGCTCTAAATAAATGTGGGCAGAATTATTCAATGGTGCTTTTGGAAAATGGTACATTATCTATTAAAGGAAATAAATTTCAAGCTAAGATACCATGTCTTGATCCAACACAATTACCAACCACATTACCTGATAATCCCATAGCTCCTATTGGAGATAGCTTAAAGAAAGCTATTGAAGCTGTTGGAATACTGGCAACAGAAGATGCTCAAAGAGTGGTAGCGGCTTCAATTTTAATTAGAAAAGGTTCTGTAGTTGCGACCAATGGAGCTATCTTATTTGAGGCATGGCATGGTTGGGATTTGCCCACATTAGCAATACCTAAAGCTTTTGTGTCGCCTCTTACCAAACAATCAAAACAGTTAACTCAATTTGGATTTAGTTTATCATCAGCTTCATTCTTCTTTGAAGATAATAGTTGGCTCAAGACACAACTTTATGCTGAGCAATGGCCGGATATTGACGCTATTTTAAATAAGAAAGCTAATTACTTTCCTATCCCTGTTGGCTTTTGGGAAGGTGTTGCGGCTGTCTCTCCATTTAGCTCTGATGGAATGGTTTACTTTGATGATGGCATAATTAGAAGTCACGCTACCGATGGTGTAGGGGCTTCATTTGAAATAAGTGGTTTACCTAAAGGACCAATATTTAATTATAAATATCTTTCACTGATAAAGCCTCACGCTAAAGAAATTGATTTCTTGGCTCAAGGTACTCAGCAAGGTTCAACTATGTTAATGTTTATTGGGGATGAAATTAGAGGTAATTTACTTGGCAGAATTTAAAACATTTTTTTCTTATTATGGAAGTAAATCTAGGATAGTTCATCATTATCCAAAACCTAAATATGGTACAATCATAGAACCATTTTGCGGTTCAGGGTCTTATTCAGTTCAAAATTTTGAAAATAATGTTTTTTTAAATGATTTAGATGATAACATAGTAGATGTATGGAAATGGTTAATTGAATGCTCACCTGTTGATATTTTATCTCTACCTAAATTTACACCAAACATGGATTTAAGAGATTTAAATTTAAGCAGACCTGAAAAAATATTTTGCGGATTTTGGGCTAATTTTGGATCAAGACGGCCTTGTCATATAGTATCTAAGTTTGCTAGTATTAATAATCATTTTGAAAGTGTTAAAGAAAGAGTGTCTAACAATTTGTATCGAATTAAACATTTTAAAATTAACTTAGGATCATATAAAGATTTAACTAATAATATAAAAGCAACTTGGTTTATTGATCCTCCATACCAAAAACAAGGGCAAATATATAGAAAAAGAGATGTAAATTATAATGAATTAAAAATATTTTGCGAAACTAGAAACGGATTATCTATAGTATGTGATAATGAAGATGGAAATTATTTACCATTTTTACCTCTAATTAAAAATCCTAGTCCTTTCACAAAAACAACTGAAGCTATATGGATAAAAGATAATGATCCTATCAGCACAAACAATTAGACGTATTCAACCTATTAAGCCATTTCACGAGCGTACTAAAGAATTTGGTATGACTTATGGATTGAGTTCGGCTGGATATGATATTAGGATTGCTCAAAGCATTAAAATTGAGCCTAAAGATTTTGTTTTAGCTTCTTCTATAGAAGAATTTGATATGCCTAATAATGTTTTGGCATATGTTAAAGATAAATCTACTTGGGCTAGGCAAGGTTTATTTGTTCAAAATACAGTCATTGAACCCGGATGGAAAGGCTTTCTTACTCTTGAGCTTACTAATGATATGCAAATAATTCCTAGATATTTAGAAAAAGGAATGCCTATAGCTCAAATAGTATTTCATTTCTTAGATGAACCAACTGAGCAAGAGTATTCAGGTAAATATCAAAATCAACCATCTGGCGCACAACTACCGTTGTTTGAGAAATGA